ACCGGCCGCTGCAGTAGCACCCGAAGAGCCGGCAGCGCGCCACTCAACGGAACCCCCCGCCACTGCAACCCCCAAGAAGGAGGTCGTCATGGACACCATGACGGTCGCTGAGCGCGCTGCTCGCCAGGACGAGATTAAGGCGCGCCTCACCGAGATCGACAAGGACTACTCCGCGTCCGAGATGCCCGACGAGGTCCGGGCCGAGTGGGACAAGCTCGGCGATGAGTTCGACGAGCACGCCCGCGCCCTCGAGGATGTCCGGGAGCGTCAGGAGCGCCTGGCCCGCATGGGCGCCAACGGCGGCGAACGCCGCGTCGAGCGTGGCAGCTTCGAGGCACCGCAGGTCATCAAGCGGGCCGAGAACATCTACGACCTGACCGAGGCCCGCAACCAGGCCCGCTCCCCCGAGGAGCTCCCTGGGCTGCTGCGGTCCCGTGCGAAGCAGGCCATCGAGGAAGGCCGGTTCGCCGGCGTCAACCGCGAGGCCGCCCAGACCCGCGCCGCCGAGATGCTCGACACCATCGATGACAAGGACGCCACCCTCGCCAAGCGGATGCTGGTGACCGGGTCGCCGCTGTACGAGCGGGCGTTCGGCAAGGCAGTGGAGCACCTGTCCACCGCCGGGCTGACCCCGGAGGAGCAGCGTGCCCTGGCGGTCGGCACCGACAACAAGGGCGGGTACGCGGTCCCGTTCGCGCTCGACCCCACCATCATCCTCACCAACGACGGCACGGTTAACCCGCTGCGGCAGATCGCCCGTGTGGAGTCCATCACCACCAAGACGTGGCAGGGCGTCACCTCGGCAGGGGTCACCGTGACCCGCGCGTCGGAAGCCGCCGAGGTCGACAACAACGACCCGACCCTCGCGCAGCCCGAAGTCACCCCGCAGCGCGTCCACGGTTTCATCCCGTTCTCCATCGAGGTCGACCAGGACTGGACGCAGATGCGGTCCGAGATGTCCCGCCTCCTGGCGGACGCCAAGGACCTCGAGGAGGCCAAGTCCTTCATTGAGGGTGACGGCAGCACCGGGCAGCAGCCCGGCGGCATCCCCGGCTCTCTGACCGCCGCCGGCTCCCTCGAGTACGTCGGTGCGTCCTGGGATGACGAGGACGTGTACGACCTCGAGTCCGACCTGGCACCCCGGTTCCGGGCCCGCGCGTCGTTCCTCGCGAACAAGAAGATCTTCAACACCATCCGCCAGTTCGCGGACGCCGACGGCCACGACCTGTGGGAGCGCATCGGCGCCGGCATGCCGGCCCAGCTCCTCGGGTACAACGCCTACGAGGCCTCCGACATGGACGACGACTCCGAGGACGGGAACAAGTTCCTGCTGTTCGGTGACTTCGGCCAGTTCCTCATCGTGGACCGGGTCGGCATGTCCGTCGAGCTCGTCCCGCACCTCTTCGGTGGCGACCAGCGTCCCACCGGCCAGCGGGGCCTGTACGCCATCTGGCGGAACGACTCCAAGATCCTCGTCCCGAACGCGTTCCGCGTCCTGGTCAAGGGCAACGACCCGACGTGATCGGGCATGTCAGCTAACCCTGAGGGGGCCGCAACAGGCGGCCCCCTCACGAAAGCAAGGAGCCCCGATGGCTGACGGCATCTATATCGCTACCCGGTCGTTCAAGACCTACGTCGACGGGAAGCGGACCATGGTCCGCAAGGGCGTCACCCGTGTCCGCGAAGGGCACCAGCTCCTCAAGGACAACCCTGACCGTTTCAAGCCCATCGACGTGCACTACGACGTCGAGCAGACCACCGCCTCACCGGGCGAGCGCCGCAAGGTCACCCGCAAGAAGACCACGGTCAAGGCCGAAGACTGATGGGGTACGCGACCCTCGAGCAGCTCGCCGACCACCTCGGCATCGCCGACGCCGGCCAGGACGCCCTGCTCGAGGTCGCGCTCGACGCCGCCCACGACCAGGTCAACGAGTGGTGCCGCCGCCACTTCAACGTCCCCGACCCGCAGGAAGACGCCCCCACCACCTACCTGTACCGCATCGACGGGGACCAGCTGTGGGTCGGCGACCTCGTCCAAGTCGACACCATCGAACACCTCCAGGGCGACACCTGGACCGAGGTGACCGACTTCGAGCTCGAACCGTTCAACGCCGAGGTGGAGGACCGCCCCTACCGGGAGGTCACCTTCCCGCGGACGTTGCGCGGCAAGGTCCGCGTCACCGGCTGGTTCGGCTGGCCGCGCACCCCCGCCGCGGTCGTCCAGGCCCAGATCCTCCAGGCCGCCCGGCTCCACCAGCGCCGAAACGCCCAGTTCGGTGTCGCCACCGTCCCCGGCCTCGACGGCTCAGGGATGCGGCTGCTCGCCAAGCTCGACGCTGACGTCGAGCTGCTCTTGGCCCCGTACCGCCGCCAGCCGGTGCTGATCTGATGACGCCGACGACCGACACCGACGTTCGCGAAGCGGTCGCCGACACGCTGGACAAGGTCGACGGGCTGACCGCTGATGCGTTCACGCCCGGGACGGTCAACGCCCCTGCCGCGATCGTCACCGAGGTCGACGTCCAGTTCGACGCCGCCATGGGCCGCGGCTCGGACGAGATGACCGTGAGGGTGCGGCTGCTGACCGGCGGGGACATGCGGGCGAGCCAGGAGTCGCTGTCCGCCCTGATCTACAAGATCAGGGACGAGCTGTGGGACGACCCCACCCTCGGCGACGTCGTGTCCGACTGCCGCCTGGCACGCCGCATCGGCGACTCCGAGGGGCAGATCCAGGTCGGCGGCGCCACGTTCGCCGTGGTCGACATCGAACTGCAGGTGGTCACATGACACGGATCGCTGTGACCGGCCCCCATCCGGTGGCTGGTCTCGCACCAGGTGAGGAAGGCGACGTCGACCTCACCGACGCCCAGGTCCGGCGGCTCACCGCCTCCGGACACATCCAGCTGGTGGCACCGCCACCGACTGACATCGAGGAGCACGAACCATGGGAAAGCTGATCCTGCGGGACTGCTTCATCGAGGTCGACGACGTGGAACTTTCGGACCACGTGTCCTCGGTGGAGGTGTCCCTCGAGAAGGAAGAGATCGACACCACGAACTTTGGAGGTGACGGACGTGAGCGGGCCCACGGGCTCCGCAACGACTCGTTCACGCTGAACTTCCAGCAGAACTACGACGCCGCGAGCGTCGACGCGACCCTCTACCCGCTGTACGACGAGGAGAGCGAGTTCGTCGTCACCGTCCGTCCGCGGTCCGCCGTGAAGGACACCGACAACCCGGAGTACTCCGGGACCTGCATCCTGCTGTCCTACTCGCCGATGAACGGCGACGTCGGTCAGCTCTCCACCACGTCGGTGACGTTCCACGCCCAGCGGGACGGCATCACCCGCGAAGACGGCTCCACCTGATGGTGCAGCAGCGGATCTACATCGAAGGGGTCCGCGAGCTGAACCGTCTTTTGCGGCACGTCGGTGGACGCGAGCTTCAGAAGGAGCTCGGCCAGGTCCACAAACGCATCGGCCAGATGGTCATCCGCCAGCTCGGCGGTGCGTCCACCGGCGTCGGCCAGGGCCGCGGCGAACGGATCCGCCCGTCCGCTGCGACCCGTGAGGTCCTCCTGAACGTCGGCGGCTCACACCGCACCGCAGAGCCGAGAAGGTCACAGTGGGGCCGTGTGCAGCGGTGGCCCGGCGGGCAGGCCCCCCAGCGGCCGTACATCATCGAGGCGGCCCGCGACATCCAAAACGACATCGAGACCGCCTACCTCCACGGTGTGGAGCGCATCATCCGCCGCAACGGACTGGCGTAGGAGCAACCATGGCCGACGACAAGCTCAAGCTCCTCCAGGTCGACCAGCTCACCATGGGCGAGGTCCCGACCCTGGAGAAGATGTCCGGGTTCTCCGTCATCGACATCATGGACATGGACGGCGGCGCGATCCCGATGTCTGTGCTGATGGCGCTGGGCTACCTCACTGAGAAGCGCCACCGCCCGCAGATGAAGACGTCGTACTACACCAAGCTGAGCACGGCCGAGTTCATGCAGTACCTCTCGGACCGGTTCGAGTTCGGCACACACGAAGACGACGAGGGTCAGGCGGTCGAGGACCCTACCGGCGCCGCCTGAAGGACCTCCCGGCGTTCTGCCACTTCTGGCGGCTGTCACCACAGCAGTTCTGGGGCCTCACCCTCGCCGAGTACGGCGTGATGGTCGAGTACATGACCGAGCTCGCTGAACAAGGGGGCCACTGATGGCAAGGGGCACCCTCCGGGTCCGCATCGTCGGTGACGCACGCGACCTGCAACGCACCCTCGGCAACGCCACCGGCAACATCTCCCGGTTCGCCCGCCGCGGCATGCTGGCCCTCGGGTCTGCTGCCGTGGCGGGCACTACCGCGTCTATA